GGATGGCACAATTCCATGGGTGCGGCATATCGACGAGAGCGGCCGTGTGGCCGAAGAAGTAACACCGAGGGTGTTGTCATGACGGAACTGTTGAGGAGACTGGTGAGGAAGGCTGGATGGTGTCCGAGATGCTGGCGTAGGCTGAATCGGACGCCGAGTGGTGAGGTAGTGTGTCCATACTGCATCACGAGAGGGCTGTGAAGGGACAGGAAGATGAAGAAATTGACGCTGTTGATTGATGGGGAGTACGCTGTGGAGGTACGGCTTTACGCGAGCAAGAGGGGTCTTCAGAGAGCGATAAAGCGGCAGAAGTGTAGCCGGAATCCGTGGGCTGACATATCGGGGATAACGTATGACACGCCCGGGGGGGAGATAAGACGAGTGGACGATGGGTACAGGTGGAAGCAGTACGCGATGTTGTGGTTTCATGCGGGGAACTTGGAGCCGTCGGTAGTGGCGCACGAGTGTTTGCATGCGGCGATACTGTACCCGCCGTTTCAGAAGCGGTTGCCGAGAGAGGCGAAGACGTTGTGGAAACGGAGGAAGAACCTGCCGCCGAAGAGTGAGAGGGATGGGCTGATTGAGGAGAACATAGCCGACTTGCAGGAGTTGATGATGTGGCTGATTTTGACGAAGTGGGATAAGAAGCGGAAGCGGAAGAAGCACGAAGTTGTGGAGACTGACGCTTCGGAGAAGGCAAGGAAGGCATGGAGAGAGAGGCGAGGGAGTCATTATGAAGCTGATGATACACGTTGAAGGGGGTGCAGGTGAGTCGGAGAAGGCGAGGATTGACGTGGAACTGGACTCCGGGATCAATGAGAAGCATGTGGGTAACGTGTTGGCTGAGGTCACGAGGGCGGCGGCGTTGGCGATAGTGAGGGCGAGGGGGAAGCTGGATCATGAAGCGATGATGGCGTCGCTGGTGATAGCGGAAACGTACAGGAAGAGTTTGAGTGCGAACGTCATTACGGTGAATACTCCGTTGGTGGCGAAGAGGAAGAAGGGGAGGTAGAGAGAAGATGAGCAAGACGCATATCAGGATGATTGGGAACATGGACCCGAACTCGCAGTCAGGGACGTATCCGGGGGCGGGGATAGGTGGGAATCCGAAGACAAGGCGGCACTATCCGGCCGGGATGGGTGGAGAGTGGTGCGGATGGCGGTATGCGGATCGGGCGCTTGGGAGACCTGGGTGTGCGAACAATCCGGGGAAGTGCGGGCGTTGCTTCACGATGGGCGGTGCGCCGAGTGAGTATAAAGCAGCCACAAAGAGGGCTGGAAAGAAAGGGGCCAAAGATATGTCGGCAAGTAGAAGCAGGGGCAAGAACAGCAAAGACGGGTCGGCGATAGTGGCTATTCTCGTGGTAGTGCTGATCGTATTGGCCTGCGTGATGGCATTGGCGATGATCGGGAAGGATGAGAAGATCGCCAGGCAGCAGGAGTTGATTGCGGCATTGACGAAGCCGGTGCCTGAAGCGCAGCCGGAGTCGGAGCCGGTGGTAGTCTGGCAGCGTCAGATCAAGCCGGACCATGCGGTAGAGTTGGGGTTCAAGACGGATGGCACAGTGACGTACAGACTGCTGAGGCGGGAGCCGGACCCGACTCCAGCAGTGCCAGAGTCCAAGAAGGGCTGGTTCTCTTCTTCACGGAAGCGCGGCGGTAAGAGTACGCCGGAGGAGACGAAGGATTGAAGCCAGCATTGTGCCGTTCCCCTGGGTGACTGGCGAATGCCGGCTGAGGAAGATGTTCGGAAAAAGAAACGCCCGAGACAGTCGGGTGAGACTGAGAGATGGTATCTTCCGCTCGGCCCGTGTACCTGAACTTGGGGGGGCGGCCATTTTTGCGGGTGTGATGCGTGAAAGGAGAACTGCATGAGTGAAGATCAGGACTTGAATGAGAAGAAGGAGCAGAAGGGAATCACGTTGTGCTTTTCACCTGAAGTTACGAAGACTGGGGGCAAAAAGGGTTGGCGTCAGAAACTACGGGAGTCGGAGCAACGCAACGTCGCGGCTATACAGTACATCGAATTACTGGAAAAAGTGCATAGGGAAGTGCTGGTCTACGCGGCAGAGTGTTACGACAAGCTGTCAATCATTGTTGTGCCGGGGATGGAGTTTGCGCTGAAGGCGCTGGAACAAATCTGCATCGCAACAGCACCGATCTGTCAGGATGCTGAGGATCTTTATCTGCCGCCCGGCGCGGAGAAGATCCTTGCTGAAGGCGGGACCGGCCTGACAGTCAGGACGATACCGAAAGCGAAGTTGGATGAAGAGGAGGAGGGTGACGCTGATGGCACGAAAACCGCTGAATGAGCCTGAGTACGTGGCACCGAAGGCTGTGGATGCCGACTTCGATGCTGAACATGAGAAGTACATCATCGTGGACTCGGTGACAAGAGAGCCGGCGCTGACTGCGAACGGGAAACGCATGGACGGTGGCGGTCACGATTCGGCGGACAAGGCTGTGCGGCAAGCTGGATACATCAACGACGGACTCCGGAAGAAAGCGAAGGATGCCAATGGTTGACAGGAACAACAATTACCCTTCAGAGCACGAGGAAGAGGACCAGTACGACTTTACCTCGGCCACGACCGTAACGGAGGACATCAAGGGCGATCACCGCATCAGCTACGTTGCGGAGCCGACATGCGCCCTGTTCCATGCCGATAATCAGAGTTTGGTGCGAGGCATAATGGGATGCTTCGGAAGTGGCAAGTCATCTGCCTGCGTTTGGGAATTATTCTGCCGCGCCAGGGAAGGACGAGTTTGGAAAGGCGTGAGGCGCACAAAATGGGCAATCATCCGGAACACGTATTCAGAACTTGCACTGACTACACTGGAAACCTTCAGACATTGGATTCCAGAACAGACTGTTCCGGGATACAGTATGCACGTTGTTCGTACCCACCCGATGCGTGCGGAACTGCGTATGGACTTAGACGACGGGACAAAGGTTGAAGCCGATTTCATCTTCATCGCCCTCGATAAAGAGGCTGACGTTGGCAAGTTGAAGTCGATGGAGTTCACCGGAGTCTGGATAAACGAAGCTGTTGAAGTTCCATATTCTGTGTTCATAACCGCTCTGACCAGGGCGCGCCGCTTTCCGGACAAGGAAGATGGTGGTTACAACTGGGCTGGTCTGATTATGGACACGAACCCGTGCGACGTGAAACACTGGTGGTACATTCTGGCTGAACAGAAGTGTCCGGACATCTTCGCGTTCTGGAAACAGCCGCCCGCGATTCTGCCACTGCCACGCGAAAACAAGGACGATCCCCTGATGTGGGTTCCCAACAAGGGGCAACCCGTTATAGACAGTGACGGGCAGGTCATACAGTACGCTCCGGCAGAGAACGTGACTCACCAGAACGCCGGATTCAACTACTGGCTGGACTTGGCGAAAGGTCAAGAGGAGGCGTGGTGCCGGGTCTATCTCATGGGCCAGTACGGCCTGTCAAGGGCCGGGAAGCCTGTGTATCCGAAGTACGTTGACGATATTCACTGCTCGAAAGAACCGTTGGAAGTCTGGCGTGGTCTGCCGCTGTACCTCGGATTTGACTACGGGAGAACGCCATGCGTTGTGTTTGCACAGCAAATCCCGTCAGGAGCCCTCTGGGTTCTGGAAGAGATCACATCCGAAGACATGGGCATCCGGGAGTTTGCCAAAGTGGTCAAAGCACACTTGAACAACAAGTACAGCGGTATGAAAATCGTCAGCATCGGCGATCCACAAGGTCAGCATAAGTCCGAAATCAGCGACGAACTCTCGTGCTTGAAAGAACTGGCCGCAGCAGGAATCCCGACCAAGCCCGCTCTTACCCAGAACTTTACCGCCAGAACAGAGGCCGTCAATGGCTTCCTCAACCGCATGGCGAACGGGAAACCAGCGTTCCAACTCGATCCTAAATGTGAAATACTCCGCGAAGGATTCCAGCGCGAATACCGCTACGGAGAACGTAAAACATCGGCCGGCCGCATCTATACCGACGATCCGTTGAAGCTACACCCGCACTCAGACGTACAAGATGCGTTGCAATATATCGCAATGGAACTAGACGGCCGCGCTGGACAACGTGGCGTAGAAGGCGGCAGTGGCCGACCCAGAAGGCGAAATCTCAAACATGGTAACTGGAACGGATCAGTCTAATCTGTCGCATTGATGAGAATAGACTTGACTTTTTTGAGAATTTTTGCTATAAGGCGGACAAAATGAGTGCATGTTCTGTCTATGCGCGAAGCGTTTGGATGTAGCATGTAGTTCAGGCGCAACAACTTAGAAAACAAGAATCCTGCCGGTGGCCACTGGTGGGATGAGAATATCAGAGAGGCCGTACGGGGCCGTACCCCTGTACGGCCTCTCTTCTTGTTGGGGAAGCGGTGACATGGAAATAGGAATCCAAGATGGCAGAGGGGTCAATACCGGCAAGTATGGCATGCTCCGGGTTTTGAACAACGAGCAACTTGACGATATTGAGGCTCAGAAGCGCAAGATGGAGGCCGAGCAGGCGGCGCAGGACAAGAATTCCATTCGCGGATTTGCGAAAATCGTTGAAGAGACATGGCAGCAGAACCGTGATTACAGGCAGGAATCGGGAGTAGATGAGCGACTGATAGGTGCATTGAGGCAATACGAGAGCGAGTATTCTGCCGAGAAGCTGGCGGCTATCCGGGAGCAGGGTGGCACAGAGATATTCATGGGTCTTACGAAGCTCAAGTGCCGTGCTGGTGAAGCGTGGTTGCTGGACGTATTGAGTTCCGACCAGGACAGACCGTGGTCATTCAGGCCGACTCCGATTCCGGAACTTCCGCCCAGTATCGAAGAGGACATCGCTGAGTCTGTGATGGTGGAATTGCAGCAGAACTACCTGGCCGGCAACGAGCCGCCGAGTCTGTACCAGATCGAGAGCATGGCAGCATCACTCCGGGATGAGATTGAGAAGCGGGTCAAGACTGAGGCTGAACGGCGTGCGAAACGAATGCAGGACAGATGCCATGACCAGCAGGTTGAAGGTGGCTGGAATGATGCTTTCCGCGACTGTGTCAAGAACATGTCGATATTTCCGACAGCCTTTATCAAAGGTCCGATCATCCGATCGGTGCCAAAATTGACGTATCCGTTCCATCGCGGCAAGACCATGGTTGCGGTAAATAACGTGCTGACCATGCAGTTTGAGGCTCCGAACCCGCTGGACATGTTCCCGTCCAGGGGTGCTACGAACACGAACGAAGGCAAACTGATTGAACGGCAGAAGTATTACCCTGCGGACCTGCGCCAGATGATCGGGGTTCCCGGATGGTCCAAAGAGGCGATCGAACTTGTAATCGCCGAGTACGGTCGTGGCGGACTCCGTGAATGGACCAACACGGACCAGGAACGATCGACACTGGAAGGGAAAGGTTCAGACGTTGACAACCGTGCGTACATGCAAGGTTTGGAGTTTTGGGGCGGGATTCTCGGTGAGGAGTTGATTCAGGAAGGGATCAAGAAAGACCTGCGTGGCAAGCCGATAAATCCGCTGAATGAATATCAAGTCAACTGCATCAAGATAGGCCGATACATTGTCTACAAGGCCCTGAATCCGGACCTGATGGGGGACCGTCCGTATTCAATGTGCTCATGGGAACTTGTGCCCGGATCGTTTTGGGGCAACGGTGTGCCGGCAATGATGAAAGACATTCAGTCGGCGGCGAACGCGAGTATTCGGGCTCTGATCAACAACGAGGCGGTTGGCAGTGGGCCTCAAGTCGTCTACACCGATGTCGATCGGCTGCCTGACGGCGAAGACATTACCTCAATCATCCCGATGAAGGTACACCAGTTCACGAACATAAACATGTCGCAGACAAAGCCCATTGAGTTTTTCAACGTGCCGGTGAAGGCTCAAGAACTCATGGCTGTTTATGAGAAATTCGCAAACATGGCCGATGAACACACCGGTATTCCCGCATACGCGCATGGCAACGACAATCTCAGGGGGGCAGGTTCGACCTCGTCCGGCTTGGGTATGCTGATGTCGAGTGCCGCCAGGGGGATAAAGATGACCATTGGCAACATGGACAGGAAGATAATCCAGACGGTACTGCTGCGTCAATTCCGGCTGAATATGCTCTATGATCCAGACGAGTCGATCAAGGGTGACATTGAGATCCATCCGAGGGGAGCACTTGCTCAGATTGTGAAAGAGCAGATGACCGCCAGACGGATGGAATACTTGAATGTCACGAACAATCCGGTTGACTTGAGGCTCACGGGAATGGAAGGGCGCAGGGTGGTTCTCG